GTTCCAGCAGGCACTGGGATACCTGCTGTTACGGGAGTTCAACCTAGAGAAGATGGTGTGCTTCGTAGGTGAGGGAGAGAACGGTAAGTCTACCATTTTAAGAGTGCTGAAGAAACTTGTAGGGCGCAATGGTTACTCCGCTCAACAAATACAGGTGTTGCTTAAGACAGGCAGCGAAGGACAGTACGCAAAGGCGCAGTTGGTCGGTAAGCTTATCAACATTACTAACGAATTAACGCCATCCTCTTTGACCGCTGACGCGTTCAAGGACTTGATATCAGGCGAGGACATTACTGCGCGTAATATCTACGAGTCGCCCTTTGTGTTGCGGACCGTCCCTAAGCAAATTGTCGCAATGAACACGACAGACTCTTTAATAAAGGAGCAGACCCACGGCTTCATGCGTAGGCTGCTACTGATACCGTTTAACTACCGCCTCAAAGAGGAGCACAAGGACGCGAAGCTAGACGCGAAGCTAGACGCTGAGATGTCTGGGATTCTCAACTGGATACTTGATGGTGCTCGCGCTGTTATTGCTAACGGCAGGGTAAAAGAGTCTTTAGCGATGCGTAGATTGTTTGAAGAGGTTAAGCGCGATGCCAACCCGGAACAACAGTTTATGGAAGAGCACCTGGAGTTGATGAGTGTTAACGATATCGACTACGCCACTGACCTCTTAACAGGGCCAGAATTGCTCGAGAAATACCGTCATTTTTGTGAAGACAACCGCTACAACATGAAGGGGAGGAATAAGTTTCTAGCCGAGCTGAGGCGCTTGGGAGTGGCGTTAGTGGACACAACTAAGACCGTTGAGGGCCGGCCAACCCGCAGATTGAAAGGCTACGCGTGTGCTTGGAGAACTGACAAAGCTAACAAAGCGGGGTTCACCATCGTTTAGATAAAAAAGAGGGGTAAAAAAAGTGCTTATAAATCAATAGCTTGTAAGTTTATCCTTATTACCCTTATTTTTTTATATAAAAGTTATTTAAAATTTATAAGATAGTACATAACACATCTTGTTATTTTTTTAATAGCCTATAGAGCTGCTAAAAAAAACGGAAAGAAACGGGGGTAGAATGGACGATACGGAGTTCGGTTTTGAGTTTTTACTTCACGGACAACACTACGATGTGACCATCCGCGTATCTAATCACGAGTTGACGTTGGTGGAGCGCGATGGACTGCCACCGCGTTTTGAGGCAGTCGTTTTAATGCAGGCGCAAGAGCTCTTAATGGATGCGGTCGCTAACGCACCCCTATCCGATACGCGGCAATAGGGCGGCATTTGTCGCTCTTTTTGTTTGTGCTGTATACTTCAGGTATTGGGACGCTTGTTAGTAAACACTAACGTAAATGCACTAAGCTAAAATAGAGGTATCCAATGACTAAGCGCATTATGAGCATAAATGATGCAATAAGGATACGAGAGCCTGTGGTCTACGGGTTGATAAACGATGACAATGAGCTGTTCTATGTGGGTCGCACCGGCAACCCACAAAAGCGTTTTGCACACTATAAAAACGGGCGAGCGCACGGAAACGCAGAGCTTGAATCGCGGATCAAAGGTGGGTTTAACGTTTTTATATTTGCTTATTCGCCTGCCGACATAAACAAACTTGAGCAGGATTTAATAGCTGCAAACGCGGATAGCATTGTGAATGTTATCGGGTGCGGTATATCGTTTGAGAACAACCGCAAGGTTAAGCCTTGGTTTGCTGGATCAGGCGTCAAATGCCCAAGCGATTATCTTATGCACTCTTTTGGCCGAAAATCTGACTTTAAAGAGGTTATACGCTTGAGAGACAAACTAAGTGATGTAGATAGGTCGGCTTACGAGGTTGGGGTGTATAAAGATATGCACAAAATTCAACAAAGCAGAATGGCCCAGTGGTTTGAATCATGCAGAGACAGACTTCTTTGGTGTATGGAACATGGCTAAGTTAAAAAAACTTACTAACGATCAAGTAACTCAGCTTGAAGCACTGGCTGTCTTTTTGACGCAAGAGCAGATAGCCGATTACTTCGGTATATCCAGACGCACGCTTAACTACATGCGCGAACGGGATGAGCGGATTGACGCGGCTTATGCAAAAGGGAAAGCAAAAGGCGTGGAAAAGGTTGCAAGCGCTTTGTTTTCGTCTGCAATTAGCGGTGTGACAGCGGCTCAGATTTTTTATCTCAAGACCCAAGCGGGCTGGCGAGAGAAGTCTGAACTAGACCTAACCAGCTCAGACGGATCAATGACACCAAGAGATAGCGGTAACGCAATACTTGAAGCGATAAGCCGAAAATATGACTCCGAATGAGATCGCTACGTATAGAACAGACTTGCTAGAGTTTAGTAAGTGTATGTTCAAAGCGCGCAAACATGCTGACTTCAAAGATAACTTCCACCAGCACCAGATGTGCTCTGCACTGGAGAAGGTCGTTATTGGTAAGATTAAGCGTCTTATCATTAACGTCCCACCAAGAGCCGGTAAGACGGAGCTTGCAGTGGTTAACTTCATATCTTGGTGCATGGGTAACTTTCCAGACAGCGAGTTTATACATGCGAGTTACTCAAAACGCCTAGCAACGAATAACACCTACCAGGCTAGAGCGATCATGCAGCACGAAGTGTATAGCGAGATCTTCGGTAGCATTGGGTTATCAAGAGACTCTACAGCCAAGGATGAGTTTAGGACCGATACCGGTGGTATTGTTTATGCTACTGGCTCTGATGGTACGATAACTGGTTATGGTGCCGGTAAGATGCGTAAGTCATTCGGTGGCGCAATCATCATAGATGATCCGCATAAGGCCGGTGAAGCTAACTCTGATGTAATGCGACAGAACGTAATCGATTGGTTCAGTACGACACTAGAGAGCAGGAAAAACTCGCCTGATACACCTATCATCTTAATCATGCAGCGATTACATGAGAATGATCTGTCTGGCTTCCTGCTGAATGGTGGCAATGGTGAGCACTGGGATCACCTAAATATACCGGCAGCTACACCGGATATGCAGAAGTCATTCTGGGAGGGGCAATTCCCAGTTACAGACCTGCAGCGTATGGCCGCATCTGATAGCTATCGATTCGCTGGTCAGTACATGCAGAACCCTGCACCAATCGGTGGCGGCATCTTCAAGGATGGATGGTGGAATTACTATCGCCAGGTGCCACAGCTAGAGTGGCGGGCAATCTATGTCGATACAGCACAGAAAACTAAAGAGCATAACGACTATAGTGTATTTGAGTGCTGGGGTAAGACTTCGACAGGCAGTATTGTTTTGATCGATGTTATCCGTGGTAAGTGGGAAGCACCTGAGCTATTGCAGCAGGCTAGAGCATTCTGGTCAAAGCATAAGGCCGAGATTGGTCTAGGGTCCGGTACACTGCGCTATATGGCTGTCGAAGATAAGGCATCAGGCACCGGCTTGATTCAAACACTCAGGCGCGAAGGTGTACCACTTAGAGCAGTGCAGCGAAACGTAGATAAGATCACAAGAGCTATGGATGTTGCACCGCATATCGAGAGTGGTTACGTCATGCTGCCAGATGATGCACCTTGGCTGTCTGACTTCCTCCGAGAGCATGGTCAATTTCCTAACTCAACACACGACGACCTGGTAGATCCGTGTATGGATGCTATCGATGACATGCTAATGAAAGTAGACATTACGCCACAGCGGCAAGCGGTCAAGCCGGTTCCTACACTAAGTAGATGGTGATATAGTGACCGCACCATTCGGAGGTAACATACATGGCCAGAATTAGCAATCAACAACGGTTGGCCCAGATCCATGCGGAAGCACTGGCTGAGTTCGATGATATCCAATCCGCTATACGTGATGAGCGTGTACAGTGCTTAGAAGATAGACGCTTCTACAGCATCAGCGGTGCTCAGTGGGAAGGATCTCTGGGACAGCAGTTCGAGAATAAGCCTAAGATGGAAGTGAATAAAATCCATCTATCGGTCATGCGTATCATTAACGAATACCGCAACAACAGAATCACGGTAGACTTCGTATCGAAAGAAGGTGCTGAGTATGATCGCTTAGCAGATACTTGCGATGGCCTGTACCGGTCTGATGAAGACTTCTCTAGTGCCGATGAGGCTTATGACAATGCTTTCGAGGAAGCAGTCGGTGGTGGATTCGGTGCATGGCGTTTACGCGCAGTGTATGAAGATGAAGAAGATGATGAAGATGATCGGCAGCGTGTATGTATAGAGCCAATCTATGATGCTGACAGCTCGGTATTCTTTGATCTAGGTGCTAAGCGCCAAGATAAGTCTGATGCTAAGCGCTGCTTTGTCCTAACCTCTATGACTCGAAGCGAGTATGAAGAGACCTATGACGATGACATCTCTAGCTGGCCGAAAGATATAACCAGTGTGGAGTTTGACTGGTCTACACCCGATGTCGTGTATGTTGCTGAGCTGTATCGAGTAGAAGAGGTACGGCATACTGTACACATCTATCAGACTCTGGATGGTGAAGAAGAGCGCTACACTGATGATGACTTCGATAACGATGATACGCTTGAAGAGACTCTGATCGCTACGGGTGCAGTTAAGACCGGTGAGAAGAAGACCAAGAAGCGTAAGGTGCGTAAGTACATTCTCAGTGGTGGCGGTGTACTAGAAGATTGTGGATACATCGCAGGTCAATGCATCCCGATCATACCGGTGTACGGTAAGCGCTGGTTTGTTGATAACGTAGAGCGATGCATGGGCCATGTACGTCTTGCTAAGGATGCACAGCGACTCAAGAACATGCAGCTATCCAAGCTCGCAGAGATATCAGCACTGAGCACTGTCGAAAAGCCAATTATGATGCCTGAGCAAGTTGCCGGGTTTGAAATGATGTGGGCTGAAGATAACCTTCGTGATTACCCATATTTGCTGGTTAACCCTATCACCGGCCCGAATGGTGAGATGACACCGGCAGGTCCGGTTGCTTACACCCGATCACCGCAGATCCCACCGGCAATGGCTGCACTACTGCAGATTACTGAGCAGGATATGCAGGATGTACTCGGTCGTCAGGAAGCAGGTGAAGAGCTACAGCCAAACGTATCAGGTAAGGCTATCGAGCTGATCCAAAGTAAGCTAGATATGCAGTCATTCATCTACATGAGCAACATGGCTAAGGCTATCAAGCGCAGTGGTGAAGTATGGCTAAGCATGGCTAAGGATGTCCTAGTAGAGCGTGGGCGCAAGATGAAGACGCTTAACCCAGAGTATGAAGCAGGACAGGTTGAGCTGAGCAAGCCGATACTGAATGCCGAAACGGGCGAGGTTGAGTATGAGAATGATCTACGTGAAGCCAAGTATGACATCTCTGTTAGCGTTGGTCCTAGCAGCTCTAGCAAGCGTGCCGCTACTGTCCGATCTTTGACCGGCATGTTATCTATCACACAAGATCCAGAGACTATCCAAGTACTCACATCGATGGCCATGATGAACATGGAAGGCGAAGGTATCTCTG